GACTACAGTATGGAAAAGGAAAAGAAGCCCTGCCGCATGAAGACCTGCCTCCCATCGGACTTCCTGCCATCATCAAAAGTGCCTGTACCGACAACAAGTGCACAGGTCCCCGACAAGACCAAGATGACGCCTGTGCCCGCCGGACTTAAACAAGGGTCGTACAACATGGTCCTAAACAACGTAGCTGGCCAATTCTGCAAGAAGAAACAGGTGCCATGGCCATATTACGAACGAGCCATCCTCGACACCAAGGCCACTCTGCCGCCCCAGTGCTTGAACATGCGCAAGAAGAGCATCATGGAAGTGCTGAACGGTGGCGCACCTGGCGATGAATATCGCACTGTCAGGTCCAGCGTTGACGTTCACACTGCCCCGGGCGTCTTCTACGAGCACAAGTTCAACATGCACGATAAAACATTATTCTTCCGCGGCCAGGAAGTCAATGGGCGTTGGATCCCAGATCGCCCGCTTGTAATTGATACAAGTCGCCCGCCTGGCGCGTGCTTGATGGAGAGATACAAGGCCATCGCCAACTTGGCGCGGGAAGGTAAGACGCTCCTGTGCATCTCCAAGAACTTTCTGAAACAGGAGCTGATCAAGAAGAGCAAAGCCGAGACCGGAGCTGCACGTACCATTGAATCGAACGACTTTGCGCTCAACATGTGGATGGACAGCACTCTAGCTGACTTCTATGAGCGCCGCCAGATGTGCAGGAATGGGCAGTACATGGTGATCGGCACCAACTTTAGAACCCAGGGCCAGGCTATGTACCAACATCTGCTCGAGAAGAACCCGAAACAGTGCATGGCCATTGACGTTCCTCAGTGGGACCGCCGAACATCGCCTAACGTCATCACGGCTGCCATCAAGCTAGCCTTCGCCCATGCCCGCGCGTCCCCAGATTATGAGCAAGACGATATTGACAACATCGAGAAGGCGATGATTGCGTACGCGGTTTACAACGTTTCCATTGTTATGGACGCCGTGTACTGGACGCAAGGGAGGATCGCCTCAGGTTGCCGCTTTACTGCTGAGTGGAACACGGACGGCCACCACCTCATGCGAC